CTATCATCACTCAAGGCGTGCATCTGGTTATCGAATGCCCTGACAAATCCTCCTGCAATGTAATAACCAGCTTGGCTGCCTCCTCCACTTGTACTCCCTCCAAGAGTAACATTTCCTTCAGTAGCTAATGTTCCTGTCAAGGTGGCCTGAAATGATCGAGAGCTTTCTGACACTGCTTCTCTTGCAATAATATTTACTTGATTATTATTTGCTGTTGCTCCTGTAGTAGCCTCCCATTCTGGATCGGTATAAGTATTATTAATTTCATCTGCAATCTTTGATGCAGTATATGCATTTGATGTTTCCCAGAGGATAGGCTTTGAAATAATTGATTTTTGTGTTCCAGAGCCGGGTGGGTCTTCAATTGTTAAATCTGTAACTGCATTATCAATTCCGCCTGTAAGTGTGCTTGATGAGAGTGAAGTTGTGAAATCCCCCTCAGTTGTACTGACAACACTAAGACCATTCTGGCTTGTTCCTCTTGTAGCTGCAGTAATTGTTACAGTAGAGCCAGATGATGTTGCAGTGTAATTTGGAGTAGATGTAAGGTTTCCTATTGCATCTCGTATTGCATCTGCGGATGTTGAATTTGTTCCATCATGGGCAATAGGCCCAGTTAGAATATCCACATTGTTTATACGCAGTGAGTTAAGATTATTCCCTGGATTTGATGTTCCTCCAGTCACAGTAAGGGTAACTGATGCAGCAGTTCCATCAACGGAAGTATCAGAGCCATCCCCTATTGTCATGTATGTCCTAGCCCTGCCTTCAATCCAGTCATCTATCCTGTTTGGTGGAACAGCATTACTGGAATAATCCTCCCAGTAATGATATATTGAGCCTTCACTGAAAAGTACCGAAGCATATACTCTCCCACTAAAAAATTCCCAGCCTAATACTTTTTTCATAGGTGAGTTGGTAGTTGCAAAGTTAGGATGCTGAAACTTGATATAGTTGAGGTTTACAGGTACAGTGCTTGGTAAAGTAACACTCTCACTTCCAAATACGAACACTCTATTCCCTCCGGCTGCTAATCCATGTGTATTTGCAGGCAGTGTTGCCCATTCCTTAAATGCCCTTCTTTTTTCAATTTCTCCGCCCCTGGTAATGTGGGCATTAGTCAGTGTAACCGCAGTACCTGGAACTGAAGTTATTACAGTTCTCCTGGTATCAATTCCACCCTTGAAGTCCTCTACCAATACATACGGCATCAGCTAACCCTTGCTATTAGTTTTGGCCCTCTGGGTTGATACTTGTCAGGCTCTTCATCACCAAAAACAATAGGCTCTCCTTTTGAAAGCCTCCCTTTAACCCTTAAATAATGTGCCTGGGCTTGTGCCATTTTCATCTGTGCATCTCCAGATTTTTGTCTTGTAAGAAGCTCTGACGCGGCAAACAGGACTATAAGCTGATCATCAAGGTCAGCCGTATCTGTCTTTGCAGATAATGGATTTAGGTTCTTTACTCCTTCCAGGCGTACAATACCATCTTTTGTAGCTGACGAACCATTGTTTGCTGGAATAGGCCAAACTTCAATCTGCCCTGCGACATCCCCATATGCCTCATACCTCATTATAGGCCAAGACCTAGAATCCCTGTCTGAATCATATTCATTATAATGTGATGGGTCGATACCATATTTCATCCTGTCCCATCTGTTGCCCCACTTGAACTTTGCAGATTCGATTCTCTCCAGGGTTATACCAGCAGGGACATCGTAGTACCTCTGCCCTGCCTGCATAACTATATCCTTTTTTGTATGCAGGAAAGGCCATGAAAAATCTTCCCATAGCCTTCTTTGCACCCTGTTCAAGAGCTTCAGCATCATAGCCTCTGTTGCCTGCCCTAAGTTAGAAGCAATTGAATGGCCTGCTTCGGCCCTTAGATCATCCAATAATACTTGTAGCGTAGTATTTCTAGCCATTATATATCCTTATACAGCTTGCACAGGCTCATCGTCAGGAACTTCTACTGCTATTTCCATGTGCTTTGTAACCTGTTTTTTAACTTTCTTTGTCTTTCCACCTTTAGGGAATTTTCCTATTGGTTCAGCTCCAGGCTCAAGAAATAAGTCCGGGATATTCAGCTTTTTAATATCCATAGGAAGTTCACCATACGGCCCAAAAAGCTCTGCCACTTTTTCTGGCTTGTATATTCTTGATAACCGATCCCTTTCAGAAGCAGAATCATAATCTTCTTTCCCTGTCAAACAGATATTAGTAATTGCCGTATCATTATGGATTTGCCGGAGCATAGCCAGTTCTGGTACAGTAACTCCTTTTTTAACTATAACGTGTCGAACATCTCCTTGTAGAGCCACATTAACGCGGTAAATGTTATTCATAATCTTTTATTATTAGAGTTAAGCAGCCCCCGGAGGGGCTGCTATTTCAAGTCAGGATTTACGCAATTTCGTAAACACCATGACAGTTTAATTGTGAAGCACACAAGACAGCAGTAGTCGTGATAGCACGATAAATAACGTAACTATCATGAGGTCTTGCTGGAGAGTGTCTCACCATTTTCTCGCCATCCATATACATTAGATACAACTTAGTTGGATCAATGATATAACATCGTTTTGATGGGGAGTTACCTGAAATAGTCAGATCATCCAGAGTTGGATCATACTCAAACTTGATCCCCTCATAAGTAATCTGACCGATTGAAAAGTCAGTGGATTTTCCACCACCTGACCACCCAGTTTGGGTATAATTTCCTTTGGATTTCAGCTCAGTTGCCAATCGATCCAGGAAATCACTTCCACAAACTGCGATTGATGGTCGTCCGCCATACCTTCTTAACTGGCGTATTTCCGTATGCAACTTGTCAGTTAATTCCTGACCGCCTGCAGTTACGGCAATATCTGATCCAGAAGATGTATAGTTGGAACGATTCCTCCACCAGGTATTAGAGTCAGTACGAAGACCGCCTACTGTTGCGTTTGCTACTGCCGGATCATCAGCGATAATTGTCTGAATCCCTGCAAGTGCATCTGCATCAGCAGTTCCATCTCCGTAAAGAAAATCATTCATACCCCTGGCATAGCCCTCCATCATATCATCAAGTTTATCTTCCAAGAGATTTGCCAACATAGTTGACTCTCTTCCAGATGCAGATGAAGTATTTTCACCAGTAGTAGAATCAGTTACTGAGATTCCATCGTGCTTTAATTCAGTTAAAGTAACTGAAATACCAGCGTGATGTTCACGCCAGGTATAATTTACACGTTGAATATTAGTCGGGTTTGCGTAAGTAACTGTATCAGTTGCTTTGTAACCCTCGACTGCCGTTGTATATGCTCCCTTTACTGCACTTTATATTCGCTTAGAGTCGTTAATTCTAAACCGCCTGCTAAGGCTGCTAGACATTCCTGCCTAGAATAGACCATCTCATCATCTAGTCCGTCCACACCAGAAGATGCTCTGCGCTTCCAGCCACTTGGCTGTACTTCCTTTCGGAATGGTCGTTGAACCTTCCCTCCTTGAGGGCTTGGCTGCTGATTGTCCGTTCTGGATTTCCCAGCAATTCACAGAGTTATCAATTATACATTGCTGCATAATGGCCCTACTAACTAAGGCTAACATCTCCCTTACCGCCCGGAAATTTCTTAGCATTCTTTTCCATAGCTGCAAGGAGAGGCTTGTCCTGCAAACTTTGAGCATACACAGTTCCCTTTTCGATGTAAAAATCAAGGGCGGCATTTGCCACGTTTGCGAGTTCGGCTGCGGTTAAAGCTGCCATATTGTTCTCCTAAATTAGAGTGAAACTTCACCCAGCATTTCCTGAAAGAGTCTGATGTATAACATCCTTCAAACTTGCAGGAGCAGGGCTGGGAGTTCCACTGAGTTTTCCACCTGTAGAGGTGCGGATATTCTGGCGCGGAGGAGTTCTGGACTTGTACCTTTCAGTAACAGTCTTATAGGCATCATTTGCAATACCCAAAACCTGATCTGAAGTTACAGGCCGTCCTCTCTCATTTACCAGGGCCGCCACTCTATCGTTAATTTCATCTTGTTTGAGCGAGAAATCCGGGTCAGAATTACGAGTCGTTTCTTCCCAGTCCTTAACCACCTTCCTGAGATAATTAAGCTGCTGATCTGCCTTCTGCTTCCTTGATGCTTGTTCAGCTTGTTCAGCAGTTTCCTTATCCTGCTGCCGAAGTTGCTGTTCACGCTGTAAGTTAGCTCTGGCTTGACTCAATTCTTTTGCTGCATCCTCATCCAAAAATCCGTCATCAAGTTTACCTTGAATGTCATCCGGCAGTTTCCTCCCAGTCAATTCATTCACAGAGTTTAAATGACCTTGTAGAATTTCATGGGCTTCTCCAGGATTATTCTTTATTAAGGACATAATCCTAAATCCTTCTGCGGCATCATCTGCAGAAAGATTATTACTGCCAATAAAATCTACGATCTTCTGATACTGTTCAGAATCTTCGCGGAATTGTTCTGCCAGTTTCTTCTGCTCGTTTTTTTCGGATACGAGTTTTCTGAACCTGGGATGCTTATTAAAAGGCACATCTGACCAGTCATCTGCTTCAATCTGAGGTTCGACTGCCTCTGCTGAAACTTCCGGCTGTTCTTCTTGTACCTCCTGGGTTTCTGTCTCTTCAGAAGCAGTTTCTTCCGGGGCTTCTTCCTCTGGCAGTGCAGACTGCACTACATTAAGAAGTGATTCCTCAGTTTCTTCTACTTCCGTAGCATCTGACGAAGATGCTTCTTCTCCCTCTATAGTGGAAGACTCGTCTTGTATTTCTTCAGAGCTGGGGGACGATTCCATCTCTTGTGACTCTTCAGCCATTTTCGTCCTTATTATTGGTTAACATTTTGTCCTGGAGGAAGACCTTTACGCCCACCTTGAGGACTTGGTTGAGGGGCATTGCCCCTTCCTCTACCGCCTTGTGCTTCTGGAGCTTCACCGCCCCTCTGCACGTTACCTCTAGCACCTAGAAGCTGGTTCTGGGCAACAATCGATGGCAGATTTGCCACAATTGCCTCAGAAAATTCCATCTTATCATCCAGGCGTTTAAGCAGTTCTTTTGCCAGGAATGAAGGATCAATTCCCGGAATCTGTATCAGGAATGGTATGATCCTTTCAATGTTCTGGAGTTCTGCTGATTTGTTCGGTTTGCCAGTTGATCCAGCTTCTATTTCAAGGAAGATTTCATTGAGAATATCCTCCCTCATAAACTCAGGCCAGATTGCTCCTGGGCCAACTATGGTCTTAACTTCTTCTGGAGACATTTCTAAGAGAAGCACCTGTCCTGCAGCTCTTGTAATCTCACTCATAAAGCTGTCCAGGTCATCTACATTTGCTCCAAGTGCAGAATTCCTTGATGCTTCTGCATTGGAAACTTCTGTTGCAGTTCCCTTTGATATTTGTCCATATGATGATTCCTGCTGTCCTGCAACTAACTGGACATCATCAAATATTGTCCCAACTTCATAGAGGTTTGGATCAATACCGATCTGCTTGACAGGCTGCAATACGTCATCCACTTTCTGCCCGGATGCAAGTGCCTGCAGCTCCAGGACGGAGTTTGCAGCAGGATTCCTTAATTTAGCTTTATCCTCATCCTCTAACATCCCTGCAGGCGCAACATATTTTGGCCTGTTTGCTCGTCTATGCTCACGAAGTCCCTGCCTTGCGCGATTGTATTCATGCTGCATGGGGGAGAGTAGTTTCACATCAGAAGGAGGAAACAAATGGTCTTTATGTTCACATTCATTAAATGTCAGGGAGAAAATGGGCCAGAATGTCTCCAGTTTAATTGGCGGTGCAGACGGCTCTTTCAGAAAGTCCTTATGACCATCACAAACCACAAACATCAAGCCGGAATTTTTATCGTAAATTTCCCATACTAAAGCCAGTCCATCACGAATATCCTGTGATTTCATCCCCTCAAATCTTTCATATGATGAATTAAGAGGTTTGTTGTTAGACCTTCTCCCTTTAAGGTCGTACTGCATGTAATCCTGCTTTATATCCACTCCATATATTTCCTGGACTTCTTCTGCAGACAGGAACAGCTCATGTGCCAGCCAGGTTGCACCAACAAACCCCCGGAGCTGCCTGCACATTGGATCAACAATGATTGAATCACATTCCGGGAAGTCAAAAAGAAGACCTTCCTGGACTGTTACCAGAGGTTCTTCCTGGAGGCTTTTAAGCGATAGCAGAAGTTCTTCCATTTCTGCATCATCCTCGCTGACATCTCCCTTTTGTGCATCTTCAGCAATTCTGCGTAGATGATCCATCTGAGCCTGAACATCAGAAATTTTTGCAGAAATTTCTGGGAGTCTATCCATTTCCCTTTGGTATCCGACCTTGGCATATCCTACTGAAGTTGTAATAACTCGCCTGACCAAACCTTTCATTTGGGACTTGAAAGTTGGTCTTTGCTCATTCATGTAATAATCAAAAAGCAGTTCCAGGGATTCTGAAACCTTATCCAGCATCTTCCTCTGCTGCTGAACCTTTTCATGTTCCTGGACGAGCTTCATGGCAAAAGGTGATGGAGGAAACCCATTCTGCATGGCTGCCTTAATCTCTGAATGTGCCATTGCAAGTTTCTTTTCATCACCATCCCATATCTGGTAGTCCAGTCTTCGTCTTCTCTGGGCAACACATTTGGGGTTTTTTGCGTACAGGGAAGCAGTTCTCTGCTGGACATGGCGTTGCAGGATATTGGCGATGTATTTTTCATCATCCCAGCTCTTATCTGCATAACCCTTGTATGCAGCTTCCATATCAGCTTTCATCTGGTCAAAAGCCTTCTTGTGAAAACTCTTTGCAGACTTGACTCTTGCCTGCAGTTCACTCACAAGATTCTGCCTCCTCATGGTAGGCTCTGGAATTTCTTCTTTTTCTTCTACTTCCTGAACGTCCAGGACGTTCATATCTAATTCTATTTCAGCCACTTAGAAACCACCTGTTTGAGTAAAACTTATTTGATTCTTTCTTACTTGAGAATCCCATTTAACCCAGGCTAATGTCCCTACTTTAGGTATATTTTTCTGTGGTTTCATTCCACCTGGAGAATTAAGATCGCCAAGACCCATACCGATCCATGCGAGTGCATCAACAAAATCATCATGTCTTGCGTTAGGAAATTTCAATAATTCATCAACTGCCCTTATCCCCCAGGAAGATACCTTGGGGAAATACACTTTCTGCATTGCCATACGGCCTATAATTGACTGTGATCTTTGCACCTTATTTGATACTGGAGTAACCTCCTCAATTCGGCAATGTACTTTTGTTTCAAACATCCTTTTTCTGAGGAATGGGCCAATTGCTTTTGTAATATGCCCCTTTTCCGCCCACCATATTAAGGGCTTGTGTTTCTTCATCAACTCCAGCATTGCAGTAACAACAACATCTGATGGCTGTTTTGACCACCAGCAGTCAATTACATAAATATCATCCTTCTCATCAACGCCTACAACGATCATGCATGTCGCGTCATGCCTGGTCTTGTCAATTCCAACTGCATGGTCTGATGCTGCATATATCCTTAAATCCTTTGGGAGATTACGTTTCTCGTAATAAAGAATATTATCCCTCTGGAACAAATCCCCATCTTCCGGGCTTGGCTGTTGCTGATATAGTGCAGAAAATCCTCTTGGATCGAGATTCTTCTGAGCTTCCAGGAAATCCTTATTAAACCTTTCAGGCCAGAGAACTTCGCCTTCGGCTCGTTTTAGCGGATCATTCTCCCCGGCTATTGCCGGGAGGTTGATTACCTTCCATTTTGCACATTCCTGTTCCGTATAGTGTGGATTCAAAGGATCAGTCAGCCTCCCCACCAGGTCATCTTCATGCCACCTGGTAGTTACAATTACAACTGAGCTTTTCTCAGTCATAAGACGAGTCATAAAGACCTGTGTAAACCAATTCCATAAAGATTCTCTTAATGTTGGCGACAATGCTTCCACACTGTCCTTGATAGGATCATCTACAATTAGAGTATCGCCACCTCGACCAGTGATTGACCCACCTCTGCCCACGAAAACTGCCATGCCGCCAAAATCGGTCTGCACCCTTGACTTTGATGCACCTCCCTGCCTGAAAGCAAAACCTGGAAAGACCTGTTGATATTGAGAAGTTGACATTATTGCCCTGCAGTCAGCTCCAAAATCCTGCGCGAAATCCTCGTTATAAGTTGCAAAGATTACGTTCTTATAAGGGTCTTTACCCATCAGCCAGGGTATAAATCTCCGGGAAATCATTTCTGATTTTCCATGCCTGGGAGGGAGTGTTACTATAAGTCTCCCAATCTTCCCCTTTGAAACCTGTTCAAGTGCTTTTGCAATTGCCCTGTGATGTCTTGCATCCTGGAATATTGATGCTTCAATGTTATTTGCATCATTAGGTTTAGGCATTGTAAATTTGATAAATTTAAGGAAATCAGTTTTGCATTCAAGGGCCAGCTTCTGTCTTTTCGCGGCTGCTATCTGCCTGTCGATTTCCTCCAGTTTATTGAGTTCTTCCGCCATCCATTAATAGCTGTAGATAATCTTTATCTTTGGATACAAAACATGGAGTACCTACCCCTACCCATGCACCAAGCATGTTATATTCATAATATTCATGTGCTTCCTCCAAATCCATCCCATCACCCATCAATCTGTCTAGCACTTTATTTTTGTCATAGCAGAGGAGAGGTTCTTTCCCAAACATTTCTACGACTCCTATAAGGCAGTCATCATAGCCGTCCATTTTCATTATTTCTTCCATTTAATATACTCTCCCATCTTTTATAAGGATGCTCTTTTACAATCCTGCGGATGTTTTCCTGGTCGTTTAATATGTTGGTTTCTTCTTTTTTTTCGGCATGTTCCCTCAAGTTGGTTTGACTGGTGGTATCATCGAATTGCATTTTTCAGCTAACACTTTGGTTAATTGAACTTTCTTTAAATTCTCCGGGCCGTCAGTTTCTTCAGGTGTAAGCAATTCACGGATCGTATCTGTGTAGCAGTCGCAAACTCGCCATAAGATTATCTGGTTCATAAATGGGTTTTTCTGCCTCCAGTTCACTGAGCAAATCATCCAGATGGTTCTTATCTGGGCTGTTGGGTAGTTGCCATCGTACTTTGGTGTGATCTCCGTAGTTTTCGTCTGACACCCAATCAGGCTCAAACTCAACATCCAAGCCACAATCCAGTTCAAGCAGAATTTCCATTTCAATAAGTCCATACTGTTGGTCTTGGCCCTTCATCTGGAGATAGTATATCCAGGTGAACAAACCGCTTTGCATGATCACCTCTTTGACTCATGCCTACTCCCGATACTCCATGTTTTTGTGCAACTGCAAAAAGCCTCATTGCATCTGCACCAGAGATTAAAATATCTGCTGCCTTGGCAAATGTATGTGGGCCGTTCTTGCCAGTTGAACTTACTTTTAAGTTATGGTTCTGGCATCTGAAACCTGATGTTATCTTCAATGGCCTTTGCATCTCATCTCTTATGGACTGCAGCACTCGCATAAACTCCTCATTCATTTCTGCTCTTCCGCAGCAGCCACACGCCATCTCATTTGTGGTGAAGTTTTTTGTTATGTGCATAGCAATCCCCACAATGATAATCTTCCCAAATTGTCTCCTAGTGAAAATAGTACCTTTTTGGTGCTATTAAGCATTAATACTCTTTTCATAAGCTGCTAGAATCTTATCATCTACATCGTTATCTGTTGATTCTACGAGCCTTCGTAAAAGTATCAATATCACCTGTTGGAGTAGCTTCTCACTAAGCATACTCATACACATTGTCTTTACTGTTCCCCCAATTAAAGGGGCTAATAAACCAATCATTTGCTACCTTTCATTATTTGATCTACCTTAGTATGAAGCTCATAGCTTGAAGCTACCAGCAGTTCCAATTTCTCCGTATGAGCATTTAATGTTTGCTGAATTTTCTTCACCTGGTACTCCAATAAGACTTGCTCTGCTTTAACATCATGTACCATCGTGTAAAGCACTCCAATTACTCCGATTGAACCTACCACATACAAAGAAAACCATTTATTTGCAGTCATGTTACCTTTCAATGAGCAGTTAATCTTCCAACATTTATCCGTAAATCAGTTAAAGTCTTTTCCATATCTTCCATTTGACTTCCGAATGTCTCTTCTGCTATGTGTAAGTGCTTGATATGGACATTTATTTCAGCCACCTCCTCCTGGACATCGAGCAAACTGGAAAACAACCAGGTTACCAGGCCAATTAGAAGAGCGACCACCAGGGGGGTGAAGGTCTTTATGATGGCATGATCCGCAGCAGCAGTAAGTGCATTGCCATTGCCGTTAGCCACTACTCTCCTCCTTTTTCTTCATGTTCTGCATCTCGCTTATCTTTGAACCAATAATCAATTGCCTTAGCGTTGCCAGCCACGAAAGCCCCCAAAAGTACGTTAAGAAAATCTCTCGATGTTTCCTGCACTGATGCAAAAAACAGCAAGTATAATAAGACAACAAACGTCCCTGCGAGTGCAATCGAGATGATAAATCTAGCCCAAAAATTGAGAAGTTTCCTATTTTCGACTGCATTTCCACCTCCTCCAAATAGACTTTTGTGTATTTTCATTCATCACAGTTAGTTAATGTATCGTTCACAAAATTACCAATACAATTCCAATATGGCCTTACATTATTTTTATTTGCTTCTACTGTACCCTTCCAAGGTTTATCGTCTTCCCAGTATCCTATCTTCGTTGGAGTTGCACACGCATTTGCAATGAAGCCGTATATGATCAAGATGTACAATCCCCATTTCCACAAAAACAATTCAATCACTCTGGCTTTGGATACTTTGCTTTAACTGTGGCTCTCTTAGCTTCAATGTCTGCCTTATCGTCAGTGTCATAGAGTGCCACTACAAGTTCTTCTATGCTTGGATACTCTGCCTGTCTTTTTCTGGCATACTCCTGTGCATCGTATTCTGCTTCAAGTTCAGTTATTTTAGCATTCATTTCTTCAGAAGTAGGAGGATTCTTATTATCCATCCAATCAATTACTTCCGATTTAGAAAGACTGAATTGTGAATTAGCACCTAATGCTTTTGCTGCTTGCCCTGCAAAATATTCAAAAGATGTTTTACCTAAAAATTTATCACTCATATT